GCCCCCTCACCGCGCCCAAACCCCGGCGCGGCCGCCGCCGCCTCTCCCTCCCGTCCGCCGGGCCTTTTCGGGACAGCCGTTCCACGGCCTCCGGAAGCCGGGACGCGCCATCGCCGCCCAGCGCGGCGTCAATATCTTCCAGCGCATGAATCAGGTCAATGACCTCCCGGCGGGGCAAGGCGCCCCCGGCTGCCGCCGTAACTCCGGCAGTTATTCCGGCAGTAATTGTTTTCATGCCATTGACTGTTATGCCCCCCAGTGCACTGACGCCCTTTTTAAATCCATCTGTTAATAATTTTGTATCAAAAACTAAAGATCCATCAGACCTTCACTGGTTCACCTCGCATTCCTAGTTGAAAAGATTGCTGAATTTTTCATCTTCTTCCAACTCAGTTTCTGTTTTCCTATCAATTTCCCATGCTCTACGCATTTCAGAATATATATCTCTATCTTTATCCTGATTCTTCTCATAACAGCGATACCCCATGACTTCACGAAGTCTCGTGCTGTCGTTAAGTCCTCGCATCAAAGCCAAAAACTTATGCCAGTGTAATTCGTCCACTTCAAATAAATCAATGCCGTATTGTCCTAAAACTGCACTGTATATGAGATCACTATCAAGCTCATAATCCAATGTGATTATGTTTCGATGATAAATATCTCTTGGTAATGGTGTTTCCGGTCTTGAAAAAATAAATAATTCATTCAAATTACAATGTGCCGGCATTTCATTTTTAAATAAATACGAAACATCGATATTTTCTCCACGCTTAAGCTTTGTAACTTCGATTTCAAATCGCATCCAGACACGATAATCTGTATATATAGAAAAATCACTACCGCCCACTCTGACGGTGTTTGGTAGTGATTTTCTTGTTAGATCAAGCATTGGCTGCACCCGGAAGATTAGCCATTGCTGTTGCGCTGTTTACCAGATTATTAATTTTATCAATCTGCGCCGAGTTCAACGTTGCTCTCATTTTCTCCATCTTATAATCGTTTAAAGGTTTATTATAAGCATCATTGATTTTCAGCACTCCGATGGATAAATCTGACAGATCGATTTCATCCAGATTGTCCGATCCTAAAATTTCTTTTGCATTCGCCTCACCAAGAATATCTTTTACAAATTCATGTAATTTTTCAAATTTCTGTCTTGCCTTAATATTAAGATTGTCCACCTTCAAAACATCATCCAGCTTATTCATAACTGAAACTGTCTTTTTCGGTAAATCATAACTTCTGTTGTTAATAATTACTGTGTAATCCATAAATCCTCCTAAGTCGCACTATCTGCGGTATATGTAGGTACTCCATCACTAACCGTAACAGTACCTCGATCAATGTGGTTAATTGAAAAACTAAAATAAATCTTCTCTGCAACGGAATCAAAATGATCCAGTGTTAAAGTTGCTTTTGTTTTCCATGCCTTAAATTTAGGCGTTCCCTCTGATCCAATATTTCCATCAAATACAATCAGTAGATCTTTCTTTACATCTTCGCCTGTAGGCAAATTGAAAAACATATCATACAGATAATCAAATGCCGCATCTCCCTTGTTTGCCTGTAACTCCTGCGCAAGTGATGGTTTGTAGTATTTAATATCTGTTGTTGGGATTTCATCCTCAATAAAATCGTTATCCTCGGTCTGTGCGTTCAAAACCAAGTCAAATACTGTGGATTTTCCAATTCTCGCCCACGAAGGTGTTAATGCCGATGTCTCGGCGGTGTTCAAAAATGGAATAGTTCTATGTTTTTTTAATCTTGTTAATCCTGACCTTATGATACCTCTCTTTCTCGTAAATAAGTGATGGACAATGACATCTGATATAATGTATCTTTGTCGCTTGCTTCCATCGGATATGGATTCCCGGTAATGGAAAATCCAGTCACCGTTCTATTTTTATCAAGTGCTGGAAATGCATATGTGTAAGCGAAATCATCTGCCCAATATGTCAAATCTTCTAACCATTCATCAGATTCTTTCCTCTCTGATCTTGATCCGGTTGACTGGCGTGCGATAAAATTATAATATTCTGTAATCTCGCAACTTCCGTCTGTCATTTCCTTTAAGTCTCTTGATGGTGATTTAAAAAGACCATACTGATCGGAGCCATCTGCTACATGGTTCATATCAATTGATAAACCATCATAATTGCTAAGCATTTTTACAATATATTGTGAAATAGTCATATCAACCTCCACTTGCAATTTTCTTTGCACCAGAAAGAATTTTTTCTTTATACTGCTGCTTCATGCGTTCGAACCAATAGTTTCCGCGCTCTGGTGCTTCATGGAATTTCGCTGGCATATAATACCATCGCCTTGCATAAGGTGTGCGGTACTTTATCTGTCCACTTCCAATTACAGTATTTAAATGACCGGATTCAATCAGAATATTCTCCCTCTTTGGTACTTTGGGTTCGCATAGCCGAAGACATTCTGAATCAATAAACTGTTGAACTTTTCCATTATCTTCAAGTCCTCGTTTTTTTATCACCGCAGGAATATCACAGATAAATTGAAACATATTAGGCATTACGCCACCACCACCTTAATGTTTTTACAAAAATCTCGATTGGAATTATCGTTTACTGACTGTATCATTCCTGATTTTGGATATCTCTTCATCAAATCAGAAATCCTTTGCCCTTTGACATCCTCTACAACGTCCTCAACTTCTCCATATACAAGGCAATCCTCTTCATTATAAGAATTAAGTGATAAACCATTGTAAGTTCCAACTGGAAACGTCACAGACGCATACCGTGCAATGCTGATTTTACCATTTTCATTTTTCTTTTCGGTTTTATCAGACCACTGTACGCCTTTTACAACTGTTCTTTTCCATTCTGAATCAGAAATTTTATTGTAAATCGTAACTGTATCGGTAAATAATCCACTCATAACGCACCTGCCAATCCCGTACCAGAAAGACCACTTCTTATAATTGATAAAAGCTGCGCTTCTTTCTCTGCAACTGTAGTAATCTTATATGATTCTGAATACCCGTCATTGCTTACAGACGAAACTCCTGTTCCCATCCCAGTAGATTCCTGCATATAAAGTGCATTTATCAGATCACAGACGGTATTCTGTATCTGCACATGCACCTGCTTCTGAAAGTACGTTGCCGATGCTTCGTCATAAGTATCTTCAAACTTTCTCGCCCTCATATGGGTATGTACATCCAGTTTAGCAGATGCTTTTTGCAGAAATGCTGGAAAATCATCTTCCGGAACATTCGTATAAAGGGAGCTGTAATGCTCCCAATCAATATAAGGCATATCAAGCTCCCTCTCTTTCCTTAGGCTGTCTTGCCTAATAATTTAATTCCTTTCAGCACACCAGCCATCTTGCTGTTTTTAAGTACTGCTCCAGCGATCAACTCGACTTCTCCTGTTTTTACAGCTCCAGGTGCCTGTAAATCTGGAAGGTATGTCTTAAGCATCTTGCTGCCATCTACGGAAATTCCGTGGAATGCATCAAGTCCAAGTTTTGCCGCATAAATATCAGTTGTACCATACGCATCTGAACTAGGTGTTGACGTAGAAACAACATCTTCTGTAGTAGAACCGTTATAATACTGTCCTGCATCCATAAGAATAATTCCATTGTATGTCTCTACAGTTCGACCAAAATCATCCTTATTTCTGTCATAATATCCTGCTCTACGTGCCGCGGACTTCACCTTTGTAAGCATCTTACTGTTCATCATTAACACATCTGGTTTTGCAGCCAATAATGCAATGAATGTATCTAATTCATCAAGCAATGCGTTGTAATTGCTGTCTAATAATGCAGATGTTGAAATGTCAATATTAGTTGTCATCTCGGTTGATTTTCCAGACAAAATCTTTTTAAGTCCGTCAAAGGTATTAGGTACATATCCTGTGCCAGAAGCTGCAGATGTCCCATTAATTACCAAATTGTGGAAGTAATTCGCTCCCGCCTTTGTTTTCTCTTTAATCTGGAAATCCATCTCATTAATAGCACCAGATGTCTGTGCGATCACACGGTCAATCTGGAATGAGCCACCAAGGATTACCGGGCTTGCTGTGCATTTGGTTCTCTTTGCTTCGTTTGGTGAGTACTCAGCATTAATCTGACGTACTGATGCGGTAGATGGTGTCTCTAATCTCTGATATCCATATACCAGATTGCTACCGCCTGTTGGTGAAATGGTATCATCAAATGTCAGTTTATCGAGCAGGATAGACGATCTTCTAAATTCATCGATCACATACTGTTCTACTTTGTCTGCATAACCGACTTTTGCTTCTTCTAATGTTAATGCCATGATTCATTCTCCTTTACTGTTTATACTTTTCTTTTAATGCGTCCATCAGAGAAGAAACTCCTTCATCAGGTGTCTTTTTCACTCCCCCGATAAGATCAACTTTTCCTGCAGGTTTCGGTTCCGGCTCACCGAACAGCATTTTGCTGTCCTCTGCTTCCGTCAATGTCTTGATTGCTGCTGCAATGTCCTCTTTCTGATTTTTTGATGCTTTCAAGACATCAACATCCAAAAGAGCAGTGATCGCCTTAGCATTCTTACCATTTGCAGATGCAATACTCTCTTTGAGAAGATCATTGAAATCACGATCCGCAATCTCCTGCTGATGCGTTGCATCTTTTGTCTTAATGTCTTTCTCAAGATCTTCGATTTTCTGCTTCATTCCGCTCACATCGGCATCCTTAAACTCCTCAAGATCCTTTTTCAGATCTTTGATGGTTGTTTCCTGTGTCGCGGTTATAGTCTTCTCAGCAGTCAGATCTGCCTGTGCTGTTTCCAGATCTTTATGAACCGGATCAAGCTCCGCATGATGCATGTCCAATACTTTATCGATCTGTTCTTTCGTCATGCCAAGTGCTTCTAATTCTTCTCTCTTCATTACTTCTATCTCCTTTAACGATGATTTATTTAACGTGGGAGAATCACCCACAGATAATTGCGGACAGTGGATTTGAACCACCACTACTGGCTAAGGAAACCAGTATGCTACCATTACATCAATCCGCGGCATTAAAAAGAGCCAATCAATCAAGTCCTAATTTAAGACTTGACTAATCGGCTCTAATCATCGGCACTATCGTTATTAAACTTTCTCGTTTGCAGTGCTTGCATTTGCACGGCAAATTTTTAACTTCGGTATCTTTATTGATTGCCAAAAGGTGGCTTCCACACTTTGGACAAGGATACCAGATAAATCTACTAGGATTCAATATATCACCCCTAGTGATATTATATAACACTTTTTGCATGTTAGCAATGAAAAATAGTCATTCTATTGTAAATAGTGTTTTATATTCCTCTTATTCCTCCATAAATACAATCTTTTGTAGCACATTCTACAGCAATAGAATTTCCTCTTTTATCATAATTAATTATATTGCCACAACGAGGACATCGTACATCTTTTTGGGGATTATTAAGTTTTTCGTTTAATGCTTTCCGTTCTATATCATTCATCATAACCATAAATTATCCTCCTTGCATTCTTATTATACTTAACAGGAACTCCCGCTTCTTTTGCTCTGTCGTATGCATCAAGCATTAACATTCTTCTATCCATATCCGTTAATCCGGGCGCATTGATTGATGCAGAATAACTCGCCCTAAATTCATCTCTCCAATCACCAATCCTAAACTGTGATGGATCATTCATATAATGTCCGTAATATTCATGCGCCAAAACTGCTTTTTCTGACAATAAATCTCTATTGTTTGTTGATTCCTTATCAGGTATGATATCTCCCCTTATATGGATAATTTTAGTTCCATCAACAAAACCTGTCTGCGTTCCTGTATTAAAACTAAGAATATCTACTGGAATATCCAATTCATTTGCATATTGCTGTATTTTTTCAATTTGTTCATCTTCTAATACAACAAATGGACTCTGTCGCATTCCGTTTGCCATATTCCTACTATTAATTATACCACGATTTTTACTTCTTACAAATTTATTTTCACGCTGATATGTAACAGTTTTGACGAGATTACTCGTTCCAGTAACCAATCTAAGTCGGTTATCACGCTCTTTCAGCCCGGCAGCCTTTGAAAAGCTTTTATAATCTGCCATCTGTCCACGCAATTTATTCTGCAAATCCTGTGCATCGCCGCCAATACTTTTTATTGCTTCAATTTCTCTCTTGGTTGCTCTGATCTGCCGCTCCATCTGACGCTGTTTCTGCGTGGATTCATAATAAGTATAGGTCTTTCCACCGATTGTCCTTGGATCAGGTTCTTTTATATCCTCTGGGATTATAGATGCACCTTCCCAATATGGATAAAAATCATGCGTACAATTTGCTCCCTTTAATCCTGTGACAGTTCCATACCCTGTTTCTTTGACAAAATCCGGATATTTCTTGCTTTTTCCAGAATAAGAAAACACTTTATTCTGCCATACCGCATGATCCGGTCTGCTACCCATGTGCTGAGTTGTGATTACAAGGTCATGGTTGGAGTTTTTCAGATTTTCCTCCGTAATTTTTCCAGATAGCTGTGACATTCCAGTTCTGACAGCCATTCTGGCAGCAACGTCAAGTTGGTACGATCTTCCACTTTCATAGTCAATACTTCTTAATCCGCTCTGTGCCAAACGATGTACACAATCCTTGACTGCCTGGTCAAAAGAAAATGCTCCGGTAGATACCTTAATCAGTGCGAGATCCATCTCTCGCTGATACATATCCATTACGCCAGTTGTGCCAAGTGCTGTATTCTTAAATCCCATCGTTTTTGTCAGATTCCTAAGTGCTCCGGATGTCTGCAAAGAAGATGCCTTTATAAATTTACTTAAGCTGTTCGGCTTTGTCAGATCTTCCCCCTGTTGTTCCCACATAGAAAGATCATTATTCCATGCCATATCACCGGCTTCTGCTATCAAAGTTTTTCCTGCTTCCTTTGCAGATTCTATGGTATTATTAATAATCTGCTGCACCTCTCGCTTATATGCCATAGTGTTTTCTGCAACCGCCATCTGAAAATCTTTATCAGCACGAAGCATTTTCATGACTTCTACACGGATTTTATCCGCAGAAAATCCATTTTCTACCATTGATTTTGCCATAAGTTCCGCTGTTTCAGTATATCGTCCGGTTTTCTGCACTCTCCGGGCAATATCAGCTATGACCTCATCCTCTAAATCTTGGTAAAGTCCAATTATGTATTTATCCGATAAAACATCTATCTGCTGTTCTGATAATGCCCTTTAAATCCCTCCTAATCATCAACATCGTCAATTGGTTCGTCTGTATATTGCATATATTTCTTAGCTTCATCCTCTGGAATATTATATTTTTCCATCATATACCAAACCTTTAAAATTGGCACTTCCGGGAACGATAATGCATCCGCTCTCATCGCTTCGAGTTTCGCCTGCTTATCTTCCACATAAGAGTCATCAAAACCAATTGTGATCTCTGCGTCTAAATTATATGCTGTATCATGGTATTTATTTGAAAACCACATGACAGCTCTGCAGATATCCTGTATATATTCAGTGGCTACTTGTCGCTGCTTTCCAAGCTCCTGCATGGCATCCTGCCTTTCACCGAAATACTCAGTAGCCGTCTTAATCTGTCCATTTTCAAAGCTGTATTTTTTTGTTCCGTATCCAAAAGACATAGATAATAATGATAGTGCCAGTTCAATTGCTTTTGTAATCTGTTCTACTCGGATTTCAGGATTATATTCTTGAATAAGCCCCTTCTCTTCAGGAAGTTTTTCCCCTGTAAATACAAATAATTTTTTTTGTTCAGGAGTTAATATTGGATTTCCATCATCATCAAAAGCACAAAGTAATTCATTTATCAGTATAATTTTTTCAGACTTGTCCAAATCGCTAAACAATGCGTTATAGCATAAATCTACAACCTTAAGTGCTGGAATTGCATTCCATAATTTAGGCAGTCCGTAGCCTTCCATATTATCCAGATTATTCACTTCAGCAACACGCATAACAGCAAACGGTTTCACATCACCAAGCTGCACAATCGTCTGTTTTCCAACTTCCTCATCTCCACGATCATTAAAAATATGTGTCTCCGCAGTATATAGATTATTCTCGCCAAGCAAGAATAACACGAGTGTTGTCTGCTTCTTTCCCTTGACCAGTGTACTTCCAGAAAATGCCGCCTCAACCACAATATCATTCTCCACAGTGAGTGGCGTAAACGCATCTGCTTCCACATAATTAAGCTTAATATCTCCACCTCTCACAGAAGAATCATCCATAATCGTTGCATTGTCCAAGCGGATATAACAGGCTACTGTTCCATCCGCAGAGGTTTTTTCTAACTGTTTACGGTATTGCGTGTTGAAATTACTGCCAGCAAGCACCTTTGCTACAAAATCCGCTTGTTCCCCTTCTCCTGCATTGATCTCAAGCACCTCACAGAGATTAGCGTCATCAGAACAGCATCTTTTTGCAAAATTCAGTCTTGTAAGCTCATATGGTATCCCATTGATTGTTTTTCGCTTATGGAAATCACTTATCAATCGGTTCGCGTACCAGTCATCACATGCATGAATGATCGTTAATGCCTTATCATTTACATCGTATCCTTTTTTATTCAAAAATGCTTTTACACAATCCTCCATCTCTTCCTCCTATCTTCTGTCAAGATCAACATATTCAATAAAATCCAAAATTGTATAGTTCTCCGCATCCCACCAGTCATTGCAGTTTCCGATGTTTTTATCCTCTGGTATGTCCGGGTGGTCTGGATCCCATTTCAACTTACCAATCGCACTTCGTAGCTTTGTGCAATTCCGGTTTATCTTCCACCTTCCGGTATTCATCAGCATGTCGTAGGTTCGTGGTCTGTCCGACACTTCATTTTTACGGCAACCTTTAATATTTCGGTATGGCAATCCTGCTTTTCTCGCAGCACTCCGCAGGCTGTTTATCATCGTTGTGCTTGCGCTGTCTGGAAATACCCAGTCAATAAATCCGTACTTTTCCTGGCAGTATTTGAAAAACTCTATAAACTTACTGCATATCGCTTCCGCATCGATGTCTGGAGACAGTTCCAGGTTTGATTCCTCCGCTGTCCTCAGATCATGATATCCGTGGAAGTAAAGCTTCAGCACAAAGGTTGTCATGGATCCGTTTCCACCAAAGTCTATACCCATTGTAATCCTTGATGGGCGGTGAAGTAATTTCCCTTTCAAATCCCTTTCAAACAATGGATCTGTATCCTCATCATACAGATATGGTTCATTGTTCTCTGCAAACTTACGGAAAATGATTCCTTCTGCAACTGCTCGTTCGCCTTTAATGTCACGCCTATACCACACAGTGCCTTTCTGATAGGTGCTAAGAACTTTTCTGATCTGCTCATCCGTCATGCTCATATTGTCCACCAGAGTGAAGTGTCCGTAGTTATAACCATAGCTTGGGTTTTTCTCCTGCTGCTCTTCGTGGAACTTTAGAATCTCCATGTAATACCAATGCTCTTCCTCTTTTGGGTTCAGATCATGAAATATCTTACGGTCGGAACTGGAAAGCGTACGGTCGAACACCTCTTTTAAAAACTTCGGGTGGCATTCGTTCGCTTCTGTGACATACGCCATGCCATAGGTGTTACCTTTAATAAGCTTCTCATCTCCGTCCTTACCTCCACCGGATATAAGCACAATCTTTTCCCCAGTCTTGGTCTGAACATAAACGCAGTCACGATCCTTATACTTTCCCTCGCGGTGTCTGCCCTCAAAGTAATTGAGCAATCCATATCCGTCACAGTCTAGGATATTAAGCTTTGCGGTCGCATTCGATACGCCTGCTACCAAATGTATCTTGTTTTTGTGCGTTTCAAGCAGGGAACAGAAGATCATCGTTGCAAGCACGTTCTTCCCACCTCGCTTACCGCCTTCTGCCACGTTGAACCAGCTAACCATGCATCTCTGCATATACTCATACTGTCTCTGGCTTAATGGTGCTGGTTTATTCATCCGCATCACCTTCTTCCAGATCAGATATACTCCGGTTTGCTACCGGGTGTTGCAAGATGTCCGCTATCGTCTGCATATTCTGTAAAATCTGTGCTCCAGAATTGTCGCTGACTTCGGCACGCTTTTTATCAAATTCTGCCTTGTATTTGTCGTCTGGATGCAATAAGAAATACTTTGTCAACCAATCATATGCTTTCTGCTTATCGGCTAGCTTTAATGATACTCCATCTTTCCCTTGTTTTACCTCTTGTATTATCTGCGTATCTACATTACAAGATTCTGCCAGATGTACAGTATTTACTTCTTTTGTAAGATATTCTCCTGTTTCTGGATCTTTTATCGGCCCGAACGCCCCCATAATTCTTACTGTTTCTCTGCCGAAAGATAAGTAATCTCCCATGTCTGAAAAAGCTATTCTCATCTGTATTTCTACAAAATCATCTGCACCGGCTACTATCTGCTGTCGTTTGATTTCTTTTAGGCGTTCTATCTCCGCTCGCACTCCAACATTTCCCAACAATCTAGAACCAGCTCGTAATGCCGTTTCATAATTACAACCATATGCCTTTTGATAGCTCTGTGTTGCATTAAAAGTCCTACTGTAATATATACAAAACATCTGCTGTTCCGGCGTCAGATCATCATTCTGTAATGTTGCTTTCGTGCCATCATCTATAGGTGCTTCCTTCTTTGGTGCACCCTTGCTTTTTTGTGTGCACACCTTTTCTTCTTTGTGTGCACCCTCTCCTCTACTCCATGCATACCGTTTTTTCCAACTCTTGACAGTGTTGATAGTGGTTCCGTACTTCTCCGCTATATCCTTATATTTCATTCCTGCCATATAATCCTGTTCTGCTTTCTCGTAATTCTCCACTATCTCACTTCCTCTCCTATCACACAAATAAAAAGAGCCGGACATCAATCAAATTAATGACTAATATTCGGCTCAATGGCGCTAACTTATATAACTATTATATCATACATAGTCTTACTTTTCATCTTTTAATAGTTTTGATACATTTTCTCCTACTAAGGAAATTTTATTTCTTATCTCTTTTTGAAATGCTGTTGTGCTACTATTTATCTTTTTTACCTGCTGTCCTTCCTGTTCCCCGCAGCTCTCTTTGCATGTTTCACGCAGATTGCTCATAAATTTCCCGGTTAAATGTCTAATCTCTTCTGGGTCAAATTCTATACATAATGCTTTTGACACGCTACTATATGTCCCTATTCCTGCTAAACATTTTTCCATCATTGCATTTGCTTCCCGGTTAAATTCCCTATGATTTGTAATAAACTTCTCTGTATCGAATGTGTATACGCACTCAGCAGCTTTATCTGAAACAATATACGCTAACATTTCTAATTCGCTCAGCCAACTAATACATTCTTTCAAATATTGCAACTTTATCTCCTGCCTCTTATATTTGGCAGTTTGTTTTCTCTCATCATGTAACGTTATTATTAAAATTAAAAATGGTGCTAAAAATTCAACAATATGCCATACAACACTATCTTCACTAAAGAATTGGGTGATATCCATTTTACAATCTTTATTCCTTCCTCTAAAACAACCTATATATATCTATAAAATTTACCAACCATCGAATATTGACGGTTGGTATCGAACAATTATTTAACATCTATTTTAATTTGATAACTCGAATACTGTGGATTTCTTTTCATAAAATCATTGAATTCATCTTTAATCCAAATGTACTTCTCTCTCACATTCAGCGGTAACTTAATATTAAGTAAATTTTTTTCTAATAATTCTTTTATTTTTTTTATTCTGTATATGAGTTCCTTTTGGGAAATATCATGTAAATACATTAATGCAGTATCTATATAATAGATATCTTGTGTATCCTTCTCAAGTAAATTGAATAATTCAAAATATACATCTGTATCTTTCATTTTACTCTTATATTCTATGATTGAGGAGGTATCGACTACAATTCTTGGATATTTCGATATATTGTTTTCCAATTCATACGCAGAAACTAGTCCTTTGCCATACATAATCGCTTCATTATAGTAGAATTTTCCATGTGACACTCCACCCCTTAATAAAATACCATTTGCCAACAATAGTTCCTGTATCTTCCCACAGCAATATAATACAACTGTCAATGCGGGAGGGATTGAATCATCACAGGCAACAACTATACTATCTGACATAATTCTATAGAAAATAGGAACTATGTCAAATTCTTTTTTCAAATTATCAATAATACACTGAATCTGCTCAAATATATTTAAAATATCTTTTTCTTCTTTTTCGCATACAATTTTTTTGAATCCAAGAATATCTAAAAATCCTACATAGTACATTTGCAAACTGTTCCTCCATGACAAGATATCGAGATTATACCACTCCAACCGCCAATATTCAATTATCAATGTACTACAGTTTTTACCGGCATATTTCAGCCGGCAAAAATCTCAATATTCAGTTTTTATCGCATTCCCGGAATAAGTCAGCGTCTATATATTTCCATCCACCATCATAGATCATGAAATATGTATAATGTTGTGTTCTGACAATGTCATATACCGTAAACTTCTTATTGTCACTGTTTCTGATTACCTCAAACCAACCTCTGCGCTTATTTTCTCTCCGCCGCTCTCTGTCAGTCTTGATTTCCTCGCAATAGCAGCAACCTTCACAGTCACCATCACAATCTGCGTTCGAAATGTCATCTTCCTCCATATCTTTGCGCCACATTTCCATATAATTACAGAATTTCATAATTTTCACCTCGTCAAAATTCTTTATTTAAAACATCAAAAATAGCTCTTAGTATTCGTCCAATTGTTATTGGGATTACAGAAAGTATCCAGGCAATGATAATGAGTAGTAATATCGGCCAGAATGCTATCTGTGCCAGTGTATCCGCATTTGGTGCAGTATCATCCTCTAAAAATCCGGCAAATACGCATCCGATAAACGCATATGCTACGATTCCTATAATAATCTTCATTTCGTCTCACCTTCTTTCCGTTAAAGTTCATTTTTTGCTCTTATCAAATTTTAAACGCCGTCCGCAATATGGACAGCATTTATATTCTTCCATCACGCTCATTCCACAATCTTTATCTGGACATCTCCACTCTTGAAGATCCCCCACGCTGTAAACTACATACCCCACAAATTCAGCTTCCTTTTTTATCAGTTTCATGTTGATTCCTCCTTTAAAGTTCAGTTTACATCTTAAAAATCATGCTCTCTTGATACTCTTCACTTTGACATATGGTATAAATAACATCTTCCTCCCAGCATCCTTCGTCATGGTCAAATCTGTAGTAGCATACGTCTCCGCTTTCATCAATAAAAGGAGCAGTGTAAGAATAATAGCAAGGCGTACCTTTTGGGTAATACGTCATTACCCATTCATTTCCTAGCATCGGGCATTCTATCTTGCCCCATTCTTCAACATTTCCACTCCATTCCAGCCATTTTATTTTTTCTTTTTCCATATACAATCTTCTCCTAAATTCTAATTTACTTCATGAATATCAGCCAACGGGTCTTTCCTCGTTGGTCTCCCAGTAACGGCTTAGTGCCAAACACCTTCAACACTTCTGCCAGGGCGATTTGATCCTCATTCCATTTAAAAACAAGCAGACCGGACGGCTCCAGTACCCTCATGCACTCATCGAAACCAGCTTTTAGGTACGTTGGCCAATCTTCCGGAAGCACCCCGTATTTCTGCCTGAGCCATGAGCCTGTTCCGGCATGGATAAGATGCGGTGGGTCAAATACCACAATCTTAAAGTTGTTATCCGGGTACGGCATGTTTCGGAAATCCATGTGCACATCCGGCTTTACCAGAAGAGATCTACCATCACACAAAGTTGTTTCTACCTCCCGGTTGTCTGCAAATATAACATCCGGGTTCTGCCGATCAAACCAAAACATCCTACTACCACAGCAGGCATCAAGTATTTTCTTCATAGTCTACCTCCACTAAATTTCTAATTTACATAAAATATTTCAGCCATTTTCATTCTGTTTTCATAATCTTCATTGGCTTTCTTAATATCCTGCGCACGGCAGATTGCTGCATAATCTCTCAAATTATATAAAGCAATTCGCTTTGCCTTACTTGGTTTTGGACTTTTTCCACTCACAATATCATTTAAACCTTGGCGTGACAGCTCTGTTATCACACACATCTCTTCTACCGAAACGCCGAATTTATTTGCAAATTCTTTCGCTTTCATATTGTTTTTGTCCTTTCTCTTTACATATTTGCTACATTTTGTAAATTCTAATTTAACTACGCAAACCGGAGCTGTCCGGTATGCTCTGGTTCAATCCTCATGTTCGGTGTACGTTCTGCCACGCACAGTTCCGGAAGATTTGCTCTTACCAATGCATCTGGAATCGGCGGACACACTGCATTGCCGCATCTTCGTACCTGTTCGCTCCGCGGGTAGGTCTTTCCGGTATAATCATGGTCGATGATGTAATCATCCGGGAATCCCTGGCATCCATACAATTCTTTCGGTTCCAACATCCGCAGTCCGATGTCTACAATCTGATAATCTACACCCTCGATCGTCACCAATCCAAATCTATCCTTGGTTGTAACTGTATCAAGTGGCTTTTCGATGTCTTGCCCTGTGGCATCTCCATAATATTTGATTAGAAACGCTCTAACCTCGCCAAAGTGACCGGCAGATGTTGTGATCGTGTGTAACGGCTCTCTCTCGTCTTGTCCTATTCCCGATTTATAGAACTTGCTCAAAAATGATGTAACCAATCCGTATCGGTTCGAACCATCCACGGTCATAATCGGATCTTTAATCGTCTGTCCTCTGACTTCTCCCTGTGCCGTCGCGGAATGATATTGAATCAGAGTTGGACTGATAAGGCAATGTTCATTCTTGCTCACAATCGTTGTAAGGGGTTCCCGTACATCC